ACTGCCATACTTGTCGCGGTTGGGATCACCAGAGAAATTGGTGTTAAAGATGAAACGGGTGTTTTCGACAAACAGATTATTGGTTCTCATAATTAGTAGAATCTCCTTTCAAATTTTTGCGTTTATCGCAAGGAAATGGACATAAGCTGCACTCTTTTTCATTCGGAATGCAGCCCTCGTCCTTAGAATCGTAACGGGCAAGACTTACAATCCAGACGATTGTTAAAACAATGCCCAATAGTGCGAGTATCATAAATATCACCTCACATCAAAAGGTGTAGACTCCTCTCCATGAGGTTCACCAGCTCCAAACCAAGGCGGAGTAGTATCAGATATAAACGGCTCATCAGCAATGAATCGTTCGAAGTCACCGTAAGAAGACAAGGACTTAACAGCTTCATCGACAAGACCGTTGTAATATCCACGATCAATGTCGTCCTGTTTTCCGAGTTCTCTTACCATTTCAGACTCAAGCCAACGATACCCCTTGGAACCGGTAGCGGCAGCATAACCTTTTTCTTTGGTCTTTTTATTCTCCGTTTCACGAAGCAAGACGCCACCGCCACATCCAGGCTTGATCGGACAGAACTGACCGACCTTTCCGACGAAATGATAACAATGCCCCTTGGCAATCATCTCATCAAGCTCTTCGTCTGTTACATCCTGCCAGCGTGTAAGAATATCACGCTCTCTCTTAGAAAGAGGATTGTCAATGGTATCAGGCTTAGAACGAATAGACTTAACAAGCTCTTCGTCTTCAACATTAACCAGATCCTCGTTCATATCGAGATAAAGAGAAGAAGTAACAGACTTGGTTTCACACATATCCTCGAATTCGATGTTTTCTCTGGAGAAGAGTTTCTTAAACACATAAGGAACTTGGAACTGGGTGCCAGTCGCAGTCCATTCTCCAGCGTGCTTACCGTCCTTGTACTTAGCAATGTACACAGCATCGTTTACCAGACACATACGGTCGTATGTAGCCTCGTGTTCAAAGTTGTAGCCGTAGAGCTTACCGTATTCCATGACAAAGTCAATAATCGCCGGAGTAGCATCCGGAATCTTAATCGAGTCTGTCTTAATATGGGCAACAGTAAAGCCTCGCTTCTGGACCTCATGCTTGAGGTTGACCATAAACAAGGCTCCGCGTTTAGCTACGATATTATCTTTGTTTCGAGGATCTCTGAACGGATGGTCAAAGCTTGCCGAAGTCAGACCATACACCGAGTTGATTGCAATTTTCAGTGCCTGTGCCAAATCAGCTGCAGCGGATTCGTCCGTCAGATACTTAGCCAAAGCACCATTCAGCATCTTCTTTGCTTTATCAAACTCCTTATGCTTGATAGCGATACGAGCCTGAAGAATATCATTGAATCGCTTGGTGTATTCGGGTCCAAACAGGTCTTCAGCAACGATACTGCTCGGATGCATAGAAGCAATGTCAAGCAAAGCAATGTTGCTGTACATACCCGGCTCAGCGTACACATAACCGCCTTCGCCTACTTCTTCTCCACGATAAATAGATTTGCCGGCATCGTATGTATAACCAGGGAAGACAGGACGCTTATTTTTGTCAAATGCCGTGAATTCGTCATAATCATCCACACGGAACGGCAGATCAGCATTCGGGTCGAAGATGGTACTCTCATCACCCATGAAGCGATAGTTGAATTGCTCCTGAGGTTTTCTGTTATTACCAAAGATGATCTTGGTAGTCAGTGAGTTAGTAGTATCATTGACAGTCATACCTGCAACATCGGCCAGAATCTGGCGTGCTGTGAAGTCCGCCTTACGAGCATTGAAAGTCGCTTCAGTCGCAATAACATCATTATCACAATACTCAGCAACCTTGGTCCAAAGCTCTTCAGGAACAGGCTGGTCCCAAGGAAGACCAAGCTCCTGATGATGCAAGCCCAATTCAATCTCAAACTTCTTCAAAGACTGCTTTTTACTGGAGAAGTCATAAACATCCGTGTAAGAGACATTATAGGCTTCGCCAAAGAAGCAGTTCGAATTACCGTTGATGATCTTATTAGACAAATTGAAAAGCTGCTCATTAGAATAGCCCATAAGTCGAGCATAAAGAATATGATTATCGTATCTGCGGCAGTTAAAACCGACCAAACGGAAACGCATCAATTCTTCAATCTCAGTAGGAGTAGGGTTAATCATACGAACAACAGGCTTTCCTTCGCCTTCAATCTTCCAGTTTACAAGGAAGAGGTTAGGGAACACCTCAACATCATAGAACACAAGCTTGGCATCATCATTGTTTACACCAGCAGACTGTTCGGCAGATTTGAATTGCATTTTATTGACCAGCTTGATACAGTAATCAGCTTGATGTGTGCTGCTTGCTGCAAATGCCAATACTGCATTACGCATGTCAGTCACATCGTATTTGAGGTCGCTCGCATAAGCTTCCTCAAGAATTTTGTAAATGAAGTCGATACTTGGCTTAGTAGCCGGATGGTACTCCTTATTCAAATTTCGTTTAATCTGGGTTCTAAGACCTTTCTCGCTCTTCACTCCTTCGAAATTTACCATTTGTTTTTCTCCTTTCAGTGGTAAACCAGAGTTAATAGTAGCGATTGGCAAGTCATTACACTTAGTAAGCTTTCGTCTAAGCGAGCTCTTTCCGGTGAAGACCTTGACCTCAATATGGTCATCATAGACTCGACTTAACTTCGTCGGATTTCCGGAATAAATATAATGAAGGTGGATGCCTTGTCCACTTTTACTGAGTTCAGCATAAGTAGGAGGCCATTTACTTGCCTCTCTGAGATTCAATTCAAAAGACTTATTGCCGTCTCTGTCCTGAATATCAAAGTCAATAACAATATGGTTTTCCGGAACCTTTACATAATGAATCTTCGAAGTAGTCAATTCACTCAGCTTAGTGGTAACCTCGTCCCACTTTGAAGTAGGGGTTTCTTTTGCCGTAGCATACTGAGCAGGACAATCGGCGCATTCACGGTCAAAGACCGATGCTTGCTTCAAGAATTCAATTTGTCTGTGTTCCGGTTCATGTTTTTCAGCCTCATTCGGTTCTTCAAACTTTTCAGTTCTGAAACCAGAGTAATAGCTTCTAACACGAGTCCCATCATCGAGATTGAATCTTTCTTTGTATTCCCGGAAGTAGTTCTTAAGTTCTTCCTTGAAGATTCTTTGTGAGAATGGGAAAGTTACTTTTGCCTCATCACAATAGGTTTTATACATCTCCCACGAGGCTTTGAGAGTTGTCCCGTCTTCTCGTTTGAAGACATGGTAAGAATCAATAATGAAGTTGTAAAAATCATTAGATGCACCGAGCATTGTTACGGGAATATAATCATCGTACTTACCCGGATTTGACAGGTATACTTCTTGACAATGGTAAGCAATCGCACCAAGTTCGAAGTCAATCTGCTTTGTCACCGCCTTGTATTCCTTAGGTGCCAACTTATTGCCAGAAGGGGACACATCAATCAATCGTCTGATAAGACCAGATTTTGCGTCCGTAATCTTTACTGGCTTATTGGTACCCATGAACAGAAAACACTTAAAACGACTAGCATAAGTAGACTTGAACTTCTCGTTTACCGTCATCAGCTCGTGAGAGACAAGGCTATTCAGTCTGGTATTATCCTCAATTCGTGACAGGTCACCATCGTGCTGGATGGCAACAAGAGGATTTGTCTTGAATGCCTCCAATGCAAACGAGTTGCTCGAAGAGCCGAGAGCCTTTGCGTCAAATACAGAGTAGTATCCCTCGAATAGCTGCTGAATGATGTTCAGAACAGTTGACTTACCTGTACCCGCAGCACCATAAAGAACCATAAATTTCTGCAATTTTTTCGACTCACCACAGACGATAGAACCGATAGCCCATTCAATCTTTGCTCTTTCTTCTTCAGTGTAGAGCGTAGACATGAGCTTGTCCCATGCGTCCGTAGTCCCTTCTTCGAGAGGATACTTGAGTCGTTTGCTTGCATAATCCTTTTTGTTGGTAGGCGTATTAGAGAATATCAACTTTTCATCCAGCATGTGGAACGAGTCTCTCATTTGCTTCTGACAGTATTTATGCCACGAATCAATCATTCCAGATTCGGAGTCCCACATATGCAGGACTTTGATGTTCGCGTCAAAATTCGAGCGATTTTCTTCCGCATATCGATCAAGTTCCCGGTCGATAAGCTGGAGCGCATCTTGCTCGTCTGTAGACCATAAACCTCGGTCTTCCAGCCAGATGGCATAGAAGTCACCGCCTCGGATCATAAGATCGGAGCTTTTCTTAATGATAAACTTCGGATAGATTTCTATTACACCACGCTTCGTACTACGGGTTGAAATCATTAAAAAGTCGATCATTGAGGTTTATTAGTCTCCTTCCGTCTTTTTGAGCTCCTTGATCTCCTTTTTCAGGCCCTCCAAGTCGTGGTTAATGCTACGAATTTCCATCTCCTGAACAATGAGATGAAGCGCCATTGTCATTCCCAAGAATGCAACGCTGCGATTAAAGGAAGCCTGCTTTCTGAGCGATTTGGAAATCACTCGCATGGTAGTTTCAGTGTCATTGAGACTACTGAAAATATAACGAATCATATCAGGCATGTTTCTTTTCTCCTTTCATACCGGCGAGGAACTCATCGATAGTTTCGAACTTCCAAGAATCAGGTTCAATGAAAGTGAAAACAAATTCCTGCCCATCATTTTGGCGCACTCGAATGCTGTTTCTACCGTTCTTGACTATGGATCATATTGGTAGTCCTCCTTACAGGATGCTGTCCAGATACCAGTTCATTTGATACCAGATCTCAGCCGATCTCATATCACCCTTGCAGCGTTCAACTGTGAATAAACCGCCTTCGCCATTTCGTTTGTATTTGCGGTCCATGAATCGAAATATCACTTCGTCCGTATATGCCGCATTAAATCGAGAATCACTCATGATACCCAGACCAAGGTTTACAATCATGTTCCAAAACCATTGGCCCATGCGATCACCTGCGTCAGAGTCTTGCATAATATGCTCCTCGCAACGAAATGCCAGCGCAATCAGCATCTCTAAAACGCTACAAGGGCGATTGTCCAAATAACTGGCAATCATAGGACCCTCGTATTTATTTTCGTAACCGAAACGATATCGAAGATCTGTCCCATCTTCAGCTCTGTTACCGTCCATCGGATGAGTATACTGAAAATCAATCTGATGCAGATGACTCAGCAATTTTCGATAAGACAGTCTTCGATTATACCGTTCGTTACATACGAGCTGACACATCCATTCAAAATATTCGTTGTTCAGCTCTAATTCAGTCATTTAGTCCTCCGTATCGTTAGAATAGACTCCAGCAACAGCAGCAAAGGTACGATTATCTCTGCAAATTTCATAATCGCATCTTCTACGGTCATTACGAATATGAACACAGTCCTTTTCGTAATCGCCGAAATGCTCTGCGAAGTCAGCACCAACGGTGTCTTCAATATTTTCTACGCGTTCGTCTTCATCGTCCGCCAGAACCCCATCGGAGTAATAGGTCAAACTAATAGCCGTATAATCGCTATTAGTGAACTCCTCAGGAGGGATAACATAAGGTTCGTCAACCACAGTATCATCCTCCTCATTACCTTTCTTAATGTTGGTCTCCTCACCAATATTGGAATAATTGGTGTAACCCTGCTCCTGTAACTTGGCAGCATAGTTTACGAGATCCGGTTTGAGCTTAGCCATATCAGCCTTCTGCTTATTACTCTCATTGGAGTTTTCTTCGAAGTCCTTTTTGGTGTTCTTCAGAACATCGGGCTTGCGTTCAGCAAAAGCAGCTTTAACCGAATCGATTTCTTCCTGAGCAATCTGCTCGTAATATCTCTTGCAGTATAACCATGCACCAGCGGCGCCTACGGTAGCGCCCGCCAAGAACATGGCAAAATTGATTTTACTCATCGTAGTCCTCCTCAATTTTAATAGTAATAACAGTTACGGCGAGACCTCCGAACAGCAATGCTGCACTAAGAAGAATCCCGCCGGTAATATGCCTCTTTCTCTTACTGTCGAGCATAGAGTCAACAGCAGAAATGAAGTCGTCCAAAATATCCATTTAATACCCCTTTCCACCGGTGAGAACAGCAATACCTCCTACAAGGCAGAGTCCGGCCATAGTGGAAAGAATGTACGAAAACAAAACTCTCATTTTATGTTCTCCTTTCATCAATCATAACTTGAGAAATAGTGACAACACTCTTGAAACATTGGCTCTCCATACTTGCTGTAGTCACCAGCCGTGAAGAATACGCACTCATAATTTGTGCGATTCAAGAGTTCTTCTTTTACCAGTTCGACAATTTCGGGCATGATACAACATCTGTCAATACGCCCATTACACATGGAGCTGAACGCATTTGCTTGATATATAACATCATGCACCATGTCGGGAAAATGAGGATCATCCATTCGGTTCAGAATCGTATCAATAACGAGTCTTTTACCTAACTCGGTTTCACCTTCTGCCTCAGCCATAGTCACTAAAGCAATCAAGTCGATTTCTTCCTGCGTGATGGGATAAGGCCATATTTCTTTTGTTGGCTCACTATAATGAACCATTTCAAATACGATAGACTCATCTTCAACAACGACAGGCATAGTCGATGCTGAAACGAATTCTTCGTCTATATGATTTGGATCATCAATCACATTGAGCAATATCACGAAACAAGCAATAATGCTCAAGAAGACGGATATGATCCTCGGTAATGTACGCATAATTAGTTCTCCTTTTTCTTAAAAAATAACCACCCCCAGATTAAAGTCTGACGATGGTTTATTACATCTGACTCCAGATGTTGCCCTCAACATTGAAGTCAAGCAGAAGAGCAGGCTCATGACGACCGTCCTCAGTCTCACGCTCTACTTCGATAATGCGGAAGTTGATATAACCGTCAGGGCCATCCTTAGTCCAACCCACAATCTGACCAGCAGGAGTACGAGGAAGATCCAGATCATCGAGAACCTCGTTCAAATATACATGTCCACGAGCCTGGAGCTTATCATTTGCATACTGCTGCTGAGCCTTCAGGAACATACGGTTGTAATCCATATTGGTCTCGTAATTACGACTCTTGTTGTCGAAGTAAACAGCATAATCGCTCTGAAGATTAGGGTCAGTAACCATAACAGTCTTCTTGACCTTCTTCTGCTTACCGGTTTCAGGGTCAGTCTCGATTTCCTCGAACTTCTTCGCCTTAATGTTGTACTTCAGTTCCTTATCCACCTGCTCGCCGAAACGCTCAATAACACGACCGCGATATTCCTTATAACTCTTATCAATAGCGGCATAAGCAGCACCAAGAGCAACATTACGCTTACGCAGAATATTATTGGAGGCGAGAATACTTGTAATGGACAGAAAACCGAGAATTACAGCAGGAGCATATAGCTTCGCATACTTAATACCGGTCTGTACATAGGTGATGGCAAGTTCCTTCTGAGCATCTTCCTTGGTATAAGTTTCACCGGCAGGAGTAACACCCTTCTTTTCAGCCTCATGGATAGCATCAATGTTATCCTTAGCTTCCTCGGTAATCTTTCCTACCTTAGTAGTAGCCTTACAAGCGATAACGGCACTGGCAACAGCACCAACAACACCAGCCACAACGAGAATCTCAGGGCTGTGCTTCTTGAGAGTCATAGTGGTCTTATTGATAGCGCCACTGACACTCTTAATGATTTCAGTCTTATTTTTCATGGTTTAATTTTCTCCTTTATTAGTTTTTAGAATTGATTTCCGCACCACAGGCAGCATATCCAGCCAGATCAACATGGCTATCGTCCGTAGCCGTGCCTGTTCTGATTCGTGCGATCTTGAGCAATGCCATCATCATGGCAACATCGTTTGCAGTAAATTCAACGCCCTTATAGACGCTCCAGAAACCTGCGATTGCAGTGAAATTATCTTCGGGAGAACCGTATTCATTCTCCCGCTGACCACATACACAGGCTTTTGCCTTATCCAGAGTCTCAGCTCTTGTCATTTTCTTCATCCTCCGTTTCTACATAAGGAACAAAGTCACGCTTACGCTCTTTGGCAATTACCTGACAGCCACACATAGGGCAATCAAAAGCATCATACAGGCCCTCTTCGTTGGTAGAGCCAAAAGCCACCGCCAAACCGGTCTTTCCGTTATCACGAGCGATATAATGTTTTTCAACGATTGCATTAAACTTGCAACCACACACTTTACATTCAAGCATTTGAATTCTCCTTTCAGTTCAGAGGCACAACTCTAGGCAGTTTGAGAATATAACCATCTCGAACTCTTACGGGCTGTGCACCATTAAGATTTGTCCAACCATAACGGTTCATTGTAAAATTATCATTAGGAACACGAGCCAGATCGTACAGATCAGCTACGCTGACCGTGCCATACTGAGCAATAATATCATGCATCGCATCAAGTACAGATTCAGCATCTCCACGAGTATCAAAGACGATATCATCGTAATCGATGCCGCTGCGTCTCGTTGTGCCAGAACCTGCACGAACACGATCGGAATTCTGGTCATAGTAATTTCGGTATGACACTTTCTGTGCTCCATTGTTTCTTTTAGATCTACCGGCTTCGCCGTACAGAATCATATCGATACCTGTAGTAACAATGTCGGAAATAGCCTTTTTGACAGCAGGCACAATTACCTCCATCAAAATATAAGACTTAACATTGTTAGCATCCTCGGCGATAAAGACATCTGCAAATTTCTGCATGTCGCCTTTCTTTCTTGTCTTTGCGGTTCCGGTAATAACCGCCTCTACTTTCTTTTCTGACTTTTCGGATTGCTCACGACGCTCCTTGTCTGAATTAGATTTATAATCCTCCACAGGGTTTCTCCTTTCTTAAGCCGGAACAAGCTTGCCGGGAAATGTGATCTTGGTATTAGGCATCAAGCCATTTTCTTTCTTATAACGATAAGCAAGATTGCTCTTTGCCTTAGCTTCGGAAGTGGCGTATGTAGAAGCTTTCCAGCGATGCTGGACGCAATCTTCAAAACGCATAACGGGTCCATCATACCTGTACTCTTGCATGTGCTTAGCCTCCTTCTTTTTCAGGTAAAAGAAAAAGGGAAAGCACCTTGTTACAGGCACTCCCCCTTTGCCATATTGATTTACAAATACTAAGGAATTTCAGTTTTGTTTTAGTTTTCCTCAACCGCATCTTCGACCTCAGAATCAACGTACATCGCCTGCTCTTCAGCAGCCATCTTCTTCTGGTTGATCTGAGCCTTGATGTTCGCAACCACCGGCTTTGCCACATACTTGTAGACTACATAGCCCACAACTACGCTCAAACCGATACCTGCGGCGATCTTTACGCCCTTGCTCATACCAGTGTTTTCGATAACCTCTTCAGTAGCCTCGATAACCTCGTTGTTCATGATCTTAGTGTTTTCCATTGTGAAATCTCCTTTCAAAATTTATGAAATTATGGAATTGTTCTTCCATTAAAGTCGTTGTAAATTTCGCGCGGTAAATTACCTATAATCGTAAACAGGAGCTACTCTGTAGTCCATTACGAGGCAAGGTGTACCGTTTGCGTCAAGATGAGACGAGAAATCGATCTCAATATAGCCTTTATCAATATGCCAACCGAGATCGTCGCCAATCTGCGTAGCATCCAGACCAAGTTCATAGTAGAAATCGTTCAAACTGACGTACATTTCATCACGCATCTGACGATTAAGGTCGTTTACAATGCGAGTGATAGTATCTCTGTCAGACTTGAAATATCTACCAGAAATAGCGTCATAGCAGATAGTGTTACCGCCACGCTCAGTCAAGATGACTTCTCGAACAGGGTTTTTAATCATTTTTTCCTTCGCTACCTGTTCACGAATGGTCTGCTCTTTCTTTTCTCCAATCGTTTCGACTACCTTTTCCTGATACTCCTTAAGAGTAGTTTCAGAAAGAGTATAGGCAGTAGCAAGAGCTGCATTACGACGGAGATTGGTTGAACTGGCTCCTACAAGACACAGAACAGAAGCCGTACCGACCAATGCAGATGGAATATAACAAGGCCATGCAACCTTAACAGTCTCCATTTTTGTCAGTTCATCAGTGCCAAGCTCATCTTTTTTGTCCTCAATGAGAACCAGAGCTTTAGGCGTTGCACGAACCGCCATAATGGTAGTAGTAATCATACCGGCAATACCGATGCCAGTAAGAATTTCAGGACTATGCTTTTTCATAGCAGCCCTAGCACTTTTAACAATGCTAGATAAGTTGGGTTTAGCCATTTGTTTCTCCTTTCAGTGAGTAATTATTCGCCCACAAGGGGCGTCGATTTATTTAACCAACCAGAAAACCGGACGAACCCCGTGAGAGTACGACGCGCCGAGGAAGCCCGTACCGCCATAGCCGCGCACATAAGCGAAATGCGCCGCAGAGTAATCCTTCTTAGTTTCATTTTGCAGCCAATACCACTCGTAGTCGTCATTGAAGTCTGCTACACGATTCTTGCGCTTTGCCATGAGAGGAAGCTGCTCGTCATTATCAGGCTCGATTGCTCGTTCATACCAGTCATCATGACCGAACATCATGCCGTATGTAGGCAGTGCAAGATCCTGAATTCGTTCCTGCAATTCCTCAGGGAATGCGCTCAGAAGAACAGTGTCAATCCACTTTTTCATATGAGATTTGGCATAGCCGCCCTTATTTGTCCAGTCGTCATTCATCTTCTGCTCAGCAACACAATCGTCGAACATAAACAGAACACCTTTTTCGGTGATCTTCTGGGCAGTCGCGGTGAATTAGCCAAACTCAGACAGAGGAATAACAATCTGGTCACCCATCTGAATCTTCTGAATATCCTGTACTTCCACTCCCTGCTTTCTCATTACTTTCATCGTATTTTTCTCCTTTTCATTATTATCATTGTTTGCAAAGAACTCACGAAGGTTAAACCATTTTTCTTCCATGAGATTACCGATTTCATCAATGGTGGAACCCCAACCGTTATCTTTGATACGGATATACTTGTTAGGAAGGTCTTCCCATTTATCAACACCAACGGTTTCGAGAATCTTAGAGATCGCTTCAAGTCCCTTACCTGAGAACACTCTCTTGTCCGCAGTGCGATCATACTGATCGATAGCATAACCTCCGATTCCACATCCACTACATCCAAACTCTACGAAAACCATAAACGTTAAGATGCCGTGATCTTCTCTGCCAAGCATAGTAGAAGTAATTTTTGCATTTCTGATTTCCATGTTTCTTTCCTCCTTTCAAATTAAACAAATAACAGAATGATTTCTTCTGCTGTTTCATAAGCCGTTCGAAATATAAATGTTCGTTGCTCGTCATCGCCGCTGTGATAAGCGTAGCAATACATTTCGAACATAAAACTCTCGATCGTATCAATAGGCGGATCAAGTGGTCTGTCCATAATACGCTCGATAATTTCCAATGCAGCCCATTGTTCATAAGACCTTTTCTTAAACTCATATTTGTCCCAAGAAAACGCTGGGCTAAAAAGATGCTCACGGATAAATTCCGTGATAATTGTGACTGCTACATCGCACATAACTATTTTTCATCGGACAAGAAGAAAGAGCCCATGTTAGGACTCTTCTTCGTCGTCTTCATCGTTCAGTGCGGCAAGCTTTGCATCAATACATTCGTTGATTTTCTCATCCATTTTCTTCTCGTTCACATAATCGGTAAGCAATGTCATTGCTACACCTCCTACGGTAGCGACAAGACCAAGGATTTTAACCAATTTACTGTTGTTCATAAAGCGAAACCTCCTTTTCGTTTTTCATAATGGGGAATGTTATTTTTGCGGACTTAGATATCTTCCATCCAGTCCGCTGTAGGCTCAAAAACCATATCGATAATGTAAATCTCCATGCCATCTTCGAGTGTTACTCGTCGATGATTGAAATCGATCCAGTAGATGTCGCCGTTTACAGAAGACCAGCCAACTGCATCACCGAGTTCCGTCTTTTCAAGTCCTAAGAACTCGTAAAAGTCATTCAAAGGAATCGTACCTGCAAACATAAAGTTGCGATTCAAATGGTACTCAGCTTGAATAACCTTTTCGATGGTTGTTTCAAAATATCGCTGAGAGAAACTGTCATAGAATGTACGAACTATTTCCGGTTCCATTCCTTCACCAAAATCCAATGAGGAATTATACCATCCACCTGTAGCTGAGATAGAAACGTCCTTACACTTTTCGCTCATAATTGAGTCAACGATAGCGTTATGAGTTTCCTCTCCATACAGTTCTTTCAGCTTATCCTTGTATTCCTTATAGGAATTCTGGACGAGTGCATAGGCACTTGTGAGTGCTGCCTGCTGACGCCTATTCAAAGCGTTCGCACCCATAATACAGGCGATTGTAGAAGCTCCTATTGCCACAGCCGGAATATAACATTTCCATGCTGATGCAACAGCTTCTTTCTTGGTGTAGGCATATGGATCGCCATCGTGATTTTTTCGGCTATCAGCGTGGATCTTAACCACAGCTTTTGGAGTAGCCTTAACAGCCACGACAGCAGTCACCACAACACCTACAGATGCTATACAAGATAGGGCTACAGGAGAATATTTCCTAATATAAAGCCCCGACTTGTGCAACACCGTTGAGATTGCTTGGTTCTTACTCATGTTTCTTTTCTCCTTTCGTTACATGTATAAATCAATCGCATTGCATACAACATCGTACGCAACTAAAAATATGCGACTGGTTCTTTGATTCAAACGAGCATATTCGACCATTTCATGACCAAATGCTTCCATAGTTAATAGTTCTTCACCGGGCAAGCAATATTCAAGTCGCTCTAAAAGCATGGATATTGCCCATTTCGAATAACTCACTTCGTCAAATGAATACTCTAATGGACATGAATCATAAAGATCTTCAATGTAGTAGCCATAGTTTTTTACGGTTTCAATGGCTGTGTAATAACCTCCCACCAAGATTCACATCTCCTTTCATGCTTTATTGCATAGCGTGCAAGAGGTCCAAAATATCAGAAGCTATATTACTAGCAGTCTGAAACATCTGGCGTGTTTTAGGGTTTACCCTTGAATATCGAGCCGTTGTCATCATAAATTCGTGTGTTAATTCACAGAATTCTTTTACAGACCCGTTCATACGAGGGTAAATATGCTCGGCGATATAATCTAAGAGCTCGTCGACAGCCCATTGCGAGTAACTCGCTTTCTTGAATTCATCGGACCACTTTCCAAACAACGGCGGGCACCATAGGTCCATTTTGTACATGTCGCAAAGAATAAGTCTAAGCTGTTCGATGCTCATGGTTTCTCCTTTCGTTAAAATAAAAAGTAAGAGAGACTGTATCGGAATCGAACCGACGACCTCCACGGAAGTGTGGTGATCTACCAACTGAGCTAACCCGTCTCTCATAAAGAGAGTTGTAAATTTCGCGCGGCAAAAAGAAAAGAGCCGTTGTTAGCGGCCCTAATCTTATAAACCAATACTCGTAAGAATCTTCATGAGTTCTTCCTTGTCGAGTTCGGCATCTACATCCAGATGAACATGCGTTTTTCCATCGATAACTGTGGCATTAACCTCGTTAAGTTTGAGTTCTACTTCATACCCAAGCTTCTTTCGGATTACCATACTCAACAACTTCGAAATGATGCCCGTTGTGAATTTAGATCCAATCTTCATTTCGTCCATACTCCTTTAACTCCTTTCAAGTTGTTTCCATAAAGGACGATGTATTTTTGGCGAAAAAGAAAAGAGCCGTTGTTAGCGGCCCTAATCTTAGTAAATCCAATTTTCTTTTGCAAAGAACAGCGGAATTGCAACCATGATAAAGAATACCAATGCCGTAGCATCATTATCAATGAGTACGCCCATGCACCCACATCCTAATAATGTAATAGCAGATAGTTTATTTTTCCAAGTTTTCATTCTCGTATCTCCCTTCAATTTTCTTTGGTTTTTCATAAAGGGCGATGTGATTTTAGCGGTTAAATATCTCGTCTATCAAATACTGTTTCCCAGCGTTCTCGCTTAATGGGTTTCATCTTAAGAGCCCACATTATTTGTCGGACAGTTACAGTAGGGTAGAGTCCGTCCGTACAAGTCCCGGCACGATTATTGAAGTATTCCTTGAAGTCAGGATGCAAATATAAAGCATCAGTAATCCATGGGTCAACCTCACTCCACCATGTACTTTTTGTATTCGGGTCAAAACGCTGCTGAATTACAGCAAGACCTTTATCCTCTATTAAATATAAAGTGCAACTATCGTATACAGGATGCTCACATACATATCGAGAACCATACATTGAGAGATAGATTGCTGGTTTGTCAAAATGATAACGCATATATACCACCTATAAAAAGAAAAGAGAAAGAGCCCTCGTCAGGACTCCTTCCCCTTGCTAATAATCTTATTTAGTCTTCGCAGACATCTTCCTTAGACGGATATAGGGCTTCATATGCCTCGTCATTCTCGAATCCATAATGTTCTAAATCTACGGAATGACCGCATTCGGGACAGATCAATACTTCTTCCCATTCATCCTCAAATTCCATGAGGGCCCCACATTCACTACAAACATACCGTCCTGTAAGTAAAGCGTCTTTCTGCGCATCGTTAAAAAAGCTCATTGCAAATTACCTCCTTGATGATTGTGTGGCACTTTAAGTATACTCACCACTACTAATTTATCAAGAGATAAAAAGCACTTTTACATCTCTCACAATAGAGATTGTAAATTTCGCAGGGCAAAAACGAAGAGACCATGCGTTATACACGATCTCTCCGCATTAGAACCGGCCTATTACTTTGTCGGCTTGAATCGACTGAATAAACCTCTGAATGTCTGGGAAGTATAAGTTCCGTCCTTCTCGAACTTAAATCCTCTGTTCATCCAGATGCCATAGAACATCAGCGGCAATATCAATTCAGCGGCAGCAATACCGAGTCTGAAGTAACGATCCTTAACAGCTTCATCCATCTGATTACGCTTGATGTCGATCTCCGTGTTACGGGATTCCTCTTTCTCATAGTAATCCATCGATGATTTGTCTTCCTCGATCTTCAGCTTGTACAGCTTAGCCAAACTTTCCACTGCTGCGGAATGTTGCTGACTTCCAGCTTCGAGAGAACTCAAGTTTTCAATTTCAGACTTGATTTCTTCCTCCAACAATTCTTTAATTTCTTCGCCCATATTCATTTCTCCTTTCGTTATATTCTGGGTTCCATAAAAGGAAGTGTTATTTGTGCGGAATAAAATCTTCAGCTCGTACTTTCAGCATCACAAACTTTTTCCGAAGAATCGTACTTACATTCCTTGTCAGCTCAAGAAACAAATACGGTTCGTCTTCCGGAATGGACTGATCGACTCGCAGGCTGCCTACACTGAAAGCACCAAATATCAGACAAGTAAGAACTGCTCCAATAATGATGCCTACAATGATACCAATTACGATTTCCATAAGTGGACCTCCTTTCTAAAATGTTTTTCAAAAATTTCAACCCGGGAATTTTTCCAAATACAAATTTAGCATCTTTTTTGGTCACCTTCGTCCGGATTTTAATCTAGGTTAGAAATATAAAAAGAAAGAGCCCGTGTTAGGACTCCTTCTTCTCAATAAATTCTGCAACATCACAAACAAACCATGCCGAAAGCTTATTGGACTTTTTTAAGTCTTGGAGTATTTCCTTGGCGGATAATTGTGATTTTGCCATACATCCTAATGCATGACCTGTTCCAAATTTTCCTCCCAATTCAAATGCTCCAATAATCAAAGCTCCAGTAATACAGCCTTTAATAATTTTGTTCATGATTATCCACTCCTTTCATAAAGGAGCCTGTTAATTCTGCGAACCCTCATACACTATCTTCTTCCTCAGATCTGACCAAGAAATATAACGGTCTTTCCTACAGACGGGGCAGTAGAACTTATTCACTTTACCGCCTATGTCTAAGAGTTCGCTGCTATCTGCTTCAAGTCTGCTCTGACAATTCGGACAGTTGAAGCGATAGACTTTCTTAACTGCAATATCCACTATTTTCATCATTGTCTCTCCTTACTCAGAAGCCAGAAGAAGCGTCTGTACAAATCGTAGTAAGTATCCTTACAACAAGGTATGTCGGTTCTTACTCGCATGTGGTCATAAGATATGCCCTCGGTTATAGCCTTGAGAATATAACTGGCAAGCTCTTCATCCGTTTCCTTGGCTACACGCTCCAGCATATCCATACGATTAGCATAGAATAGACGCTCTTCAACACACTTGGTAACCGGATCATTGATAACATTGGTTTTTGTTGGTGGTACTGGTTGAGGCCAACCGCTCGGATAGCATATTAACGAATTGTACTTACGCCTCCAAGTAGGGTATTGAAGACAGAAGTGTTTTAACTCGTAATAACGATGCTTCTCAATCCAGTAGCAGTTTTTAGGAGATAATTCAGGTCTGATTGATGTACTCATGCTCGTTCACCCCTCCATATGAAACCCGTTTCCTGCCAAAGAAGCTTGGGCGAAATATAGAAGTTGATGCGTCCGTACTTGGAATTCATTTCCTCCAACTTGGTAACTAACTTACCGTTTCTTGTGGCTTTACCGATTGGCAGCCATCCCGACACTATGCCGGCTCTTATCCAGGATGCATCCTTACCATAAACTCTTGCTGCAACGGCTACCGGGACAGATCCTGATGCGAATGTTATTTCATTCATTGGCTTTCGCCTCCTTTCAACCGCTATTCTAGGTTAGAAACTGCTTTTAGTAAAAACAACCTCGGTGGAAGTAGGCGCCAACGAAACATAGTCATCTCGCATGGATAGTCTTCGAAACCTAAAGTTTCACAAGTAATTAAACCCTCTATAACACCGATAATGATATCGGCTTCGTATTGTTTGTATGGAAATATAAAGTCAGGCAATTCTCGGTGCATAGATCCACATTGTTTGCATCGAAAACGCCTGATGTTCACTTTAGATTTGCGCCCGTATTTTGTCCTTACGATTCTTTTCACGCTATCATAGTATTTAAGTTCACCGCCGCATTTAGGGCAGATTGATTCGTTATTGCTAATCATATCGCATCTCTTTTCGTTTAATTAAAAAAAGTTAGTGTAGGAGTTGACAATTCCTACATAATGATATATGATTACTAATAGCAAATCAATGCTTATGAAATGTCCCGAATGCGAATTGCAAGTAAGCGATAAAGCTATAACCTGTCCGCATTGTGGTTTTCCATTGCAGCCAAATATAAAACCAAGGAAACCTCGAAATAAGAACAACAAACGTCGTAGATTGCCAAATGGTTTCGGACAGATTAGCGAGATTAAGAATAGGAATCTCCGCAATCCTTTCAGAGCCATGGTAAGCGTGGGTAAGGACGCGAACGGACGACCTATATGCAAACCTCTTAAACCAGAGTCGTATTTTCCTACTTACAATGACGCTTACGCTGCACTCGTAGAATATAACAAGAATCCATATGACCTGGAGCCGTCTATAACGGTAAAAGAACTCTACGACAAATGGCTTCCGGAATACGAGAAGACTGTGAAGAGCACCAGAGCTATTGAATCAGCATGGTCTTATTGCACGGCTGTGTACGATATGCGAGTTAAGGATCTACGAGCTCGTCATGTCAAAGGTTGTATGGAAGAGGGTACATCAACTTATAGAGGTGAGACTCGAACTCCTACGGCATCAATGAAGAACCAAATTAAGTCATTGTTTAACCTGATGCTGGATTACGCACTTGAATATGAACTTGTAGACCGCAATTACTCTCGTACATTCAATCTCAGCGAGGAAACAATAAAAGAGATTGTAACTGTTAAGCAGGAGCATATCCCATTCACAGACGAGGAGATGGACTTGCTTTGGCAGCATGTAGATGATAAAATGATGGTTGATGTACTACTTATTCAATGTTATTCGGGTTGGCGTCCACAAGAAATTGGTTTGCTTGAATTGAAAGATGTGAATTTAGAGAACTGGACTTTCAGTGGTGGTATGAAGACTGATGCTGGTACCGGACGAGTAGTGCCTATTCATTCTCGAATAAGACATCTGGTAGAGCGTAAATATAAAGAGGCTCAGGAGCTTGGTAGCCTGTACTTGTTTAACTATGTCAACCCAAATGCTCGTCTGAAGAGTACAGCGTTAACTTATGCTCGCTATCAAAAGAGCTTTGCAATGATTAGAGACGAATTGAATCTCAATCCGGATCATAGACCTCATGATGGTCGTAAGCACTTTGTTACAATGGCTAAGAAATATAAACTTGACGAGTATGCTATTAAGTACATGGTTGGGCATAAGATCTCTGATATCACTGAAAAGGTATATACTCAGAGAGAATTCGAATGGTTGAAGACGGAAATGGAAAAAATAAAATAGCTTGTAAAATAAAAGAAAAAGCCTCCTCAAAGAAGGAGCACCCGAAGGTACCCCCGCAATGAAGAGGCTTCTTTATTTTGTAGGAATATAGGTGTAGAAGTAGTATAGAAATAATGCACAAATTACCTACATTTCTCGACTTGCAACCACTTCTAACTACCTCGAAAACCCTGCAATTAAAGGGTTTTAACAGCAGGTAACTTGAGGTATGTTTCTATGATAAAATTGTGCGTATGGAAGCTTCCCCTCATCCGTCATTTGCTTTGCAAATGCCACCTTCCCCCAAGGGGGGAAGGCAAAGAGGTAAAACTTTTTATCTAAAAATATTAGTTAAAGGAGCGCCGCGCAGACCGCGTCGCCCATCGCGCGGCAGCCGACGAGCGTGCAGCCCTCGCTCATCATGTCGCCGGTGCGCAGACCCTGCTCCAGCACGCGGCTGACGGCGGCCTCGATGGCCGCGCTCTCCCCGGCAAGGCCGAACGAGTATTTCAGCATCATCGCGGCGGAGAGGATCGTGCCGATCGGGTTCGCCTTGTCCTGCCCGGCGATGTCCGGTGCGCTGCCGTGGATCGGCTCGCACAGGCCGCCCCTGGCCCCGCCCCGGCGGGCCCGATGCTGCCCGTAATCATGCTGGCCTCGTCCGAGAGGATGTCGCCGAACATGTTCTCCGTCACGATCACGTCGAACTGCGCGGGGTCGCGGACGATCTGCATCGCGGCGTTGTCCACGTACATATAATTCAGCTCGAGCCCGGGATACTCCGGCGCGACGCGCGCGGCCACGGCGCGCCACAGGCGGCTGGTGTCCAGTACGTTCGCCTTGTCCACGACCGTCACGCGGCCGCGGCGCTTGCCGGCCGTCTCGAAGCCGACGCGCAGGATGCGCTCGATCTCGTGCTCGGCGTAGGGCATGACGTCCGTCGCGACGCGCTCACCGTTCACCGTCTCGGTTTTATGCCCGCCGAAATAGACGCCGCCGATCAGCTCGCGCACGACGAGGAAGTCGATGCCCCGTGCGACGATGTCCGCGCGCAGCGGGCTGGCGGCGGCCAGCTGCGGGAACAGCCGCGCTGGGCGCAGGTTGGCGAACAGGCCCATCGCGCTGCGGATGCCGAGCAGACCCTTCTCGGGGCGCTTGTCGCCGGGCACGCCGTCCCATTTCGGGCCGCCGACCGCGCCGAGCAGCACGCTGTCGGCCTCGAGACAGCCGTCGATTGTCTCCTGCGGCAGCGGCGCGCCCGTTTTGTCGATGGCGCAGCCGCCGATGTCCAGCTCATGGTAGGCGAAGTGATGGCCGTATTTTTCGGCCACGGTCTCCAAGACCTTCAGAGCTTCGTTTACGATCTCCGGCCCGATGCCGTCGCCCTTCAAAACCGCGATGCGTTTGCGCATGAAAAAAACCTCCCAACAGAAATGTTGACAAAATCGGGAAAACAGAATATACTGAAGCTGCAAAAGGGTGCTGTCAGCAGACGGTCAACCCGGCGCTTTGGCTTTAGAAATAGCCGCTGCTTGAGGAAGCGTGGGCGGCTATTTCTTTTTGTTTGTAAGGGTCCATATAACCATAAAAGTCCCGAAAATCGCCGAGCCAAGAAGGCTGAGAAGCGTCAGAACCTCCAACAGTGTCATGAGCACCACCTCCCGACGGTTCGCGCCGGGAGCAAAAAGAGCTGCGCGCCGGGTAGCCGCCTGCCGTATGCGACAGCACCCATCTTTTTTTACCATATTTCGGCAGAATGTGCAAGCGCTGTCCGGATATGCCCCGCGCCCGAGCGCCCTTTGGACAATGACGTCGGGGGCGTTTTTTATTGCAGCGATTTGAGCAGCCCGCCCTTGTCGACGATATGCTGAATGAACTCCGGCAGCGGCTGCGCCTGATACGTCTCGTGCTTCGTCAGGTTCGTGATGACGCCGGTATTGTAATCGACCGCGACCTCATCGCCGTTTTCGATGGCGCTGCCCGCGGCCTCGCACTCGAAGATCGGCAGGCCGATGTTGATCGCGTTGCGGTAAAAAATGCGCGCGAACGATTTCGCGATGACGCACGCCACGCCGCTCTCCTTGATGGCGATGGGCGCGTGCTCGCGCGAGGAGCCGCAGCCGAAGTTCCAGCCCGCAGCGATGATGTCGCCGGGCCGCACGTTTTTCACAAAGTCCTTATCGATGTCCTCCATGCAGTGCGCGGCCAGCTCCTTATGGCTCGCCGTATTCAGATAACGCGCGGGAATGATGACGTCCGTGTCGACGTTGTCGGGATATTTGTGCGCCTTGCCCTGTACCATGTTCGATTCCTCCCTGTTCCTTCACTCGGCGATTTTGCCCGGATCGGCGATCTTGCCCGCGACGGCGCTGGCGGCCGCGACGGCGGGGCTCGCGAGATAGACCTCGCTGGTGGGATGGCCCATGCGGCCGACAAAGTTGCGGTTTGTGGTGGAGACGCAGCGCTCGCCCTCGGCCAAAACGCCCATGTAGCCGCCGAGGCACGGCCCGCACGTCGGCGTGCTGACGACGCAGCCCGCGTCGAGGAAAATGTCCGTGTAGCCCAGCCGGATGCAGTCGCGGTACACCTGCTGCGTGGCGGGGATGACGATGGCGCGCACGCGCTTCGCGACCTTTTTGCCCCGGAGCACGGCCGCGGCCGCCGCCATGTCGGAGAGACGCCCGTTCGTGCAGCTGCCGATCACGACCTGATCGATGGGAATATCGTCGATTTCGTCTACGGTGCGGGTATTTTCCGGC